TCATTATGCATGAAATTAAACTGTTTATCTTCTGGAGTTGTTCTAGCTGCCCATGTCTGTTCTGGTGGAAAAACGTCATCATTCTTATTCCAACCAGTAGAAACTAATATAGATTTAATATAATAGAGATCAATTTGTTTAGGATTTGCGCTAGCTTTAATTTTATCAATATATTCAGATGAGTGGTTATGTTTTTCACACACCACTGCTGGGGCGCAATATGCGACTGTAGTATCAGCCTTGATTTTTTCGGATACGCCGTCTAGTATTTCTTGTTGAAATATTTTCATATATTACCTTTCAAGACATTATACACAAAATGTAATATAACTACGTTTTTATGTCAATTTTTGCTCAATATATAATCCAATGACACTCTTTCTATATGAATCTATAGTCATATCTTCCATAGAAATATTGTTCTCTTTTAACAGTAAAGAGAAGTCTTTTGGTGTTGTTGAATTATTAGATAATATAGTTGCTATAGTAGTTTCATCTACATCAGAAAAAAGTTCTAGGTTTGTTAATACATCTATTTTTAATTGTTCAAGATTATTAAACCCTGCTTTAGTTAGCTGTCTAAGATTTTTTTTATTATTTGATTTTAGATATGCGTTGGTTAATATATCAGATAATTTATCCCATGCAGTTTCAGACCATACTATTAATTCTGCTACTCCGGGTTTTGATCTAGGATTATCAATGCGTTTCTTTCTTGGACCTTCATCTTGTTTTAATGGTGGTCTGCCATTCTGGTTTGGTGGTGCTGGCTGTTTTGCTGGAGAGCCGCCACCGAACGGGGATGCGCCTTTAGGCTGTAATAGAACATCTGTTGGGACGCTAGTTTTTAAACCAACATCTTTTGGTAATAATTTTCCAGACTGTAGGCCAATTTTTTCTAAAGCTTCTTTTTGTTGTGGGCTGTGATATGGTCCAGCCTTCTTTGGGTAAGATTCATCTGCGCGATCAGAAACCTCTCTCTTAAGCCTAATCTTCTCAATTTCTGGAATCTCTTTAAATCTCTCAAGAAGAGTCTCTTGACTAATGATATCGCGGTCAGCAAGTTGTATTAGAAGATTCTTTTCTGCTGCCTCGTCTGATAATGTCATTTGATCAAACTGAACGTGGGCGCGATATCTAAATCCCATAGCCTTTCTTACTATTTCTATTTCTTTATCCCAGAACTTAACTAATAGGTCGCGTCCATATTGTAATCTCTCAACAAGAGTTTTTAGTGATATAAAATTATTTGTGAAACCACCGCCATTAGTTGACATGCCAGTAAGCGTTGGAGGAACGCCTAGTCCAGCATAAATACTGTTTAAAACAGCGGTGTATTTCTCTGAGCCTAAAAATTTATATACTTCACTATTTGATTCTTTGAATGTTAATTCTGGACCCCACACAAGTTCCATAGTTCCTCCACCAACATTGCTAGCTAAAATATCTCTTAATTTATTTATAGCAGCTTTATTTGGGAGAATTTTGTGTTCAAGGCTTCCTAGTGTCCATAAACGAATATTTGAAATAGCTCCGTCTAGTGCTGACAAGTCTGCTAATCTCATTTTTTCTAACATGATGATATCGTCAAGAATAGCATAAATCATTGGATTAGCCCATTGTAGCCAATCGTCTTTTTTATAATGGAAAACACCTAATCTGGCTGGATCAAGTGGAATTTCTTTTTCTCCACGCTTTAAACTCTGTTTTATAGGCGTAGGCAATGTCTCTAAGACTGTGCTAGGAATATCACCATTTGGAAACTTGTCGAAAAATGTATTAGTGCTTAAAGTATAGTTCTGAGCGCCCATAAATAGAGACAAATTACCATCTTTCATCTTCACGGTTAGTGGATTAAAGAAATTATATCTCCAAGGTATTTGATTTTCTGTCACATTTGGCGTTTCTACTCTAATATCTTTAGACAAAGACTTCATATAAGTTGTTAATTCTGGAGTCATATTCGCATAACTGCGATACACTATAACATTGCCAGCTTTGTATAAATTATTAAGAAATCTTTCTGATCTTTCCTTACCATTTACATTTTTAAACCATTGTTGATAAAATCTTTCAACGCTTTTATTTTGATGAACTATCTCTATACCTTGACTACCAAAGTCGCCCATAAGATCAATAATATTACGGATTATGCCGACTTTATCGTAGGCATCCATGCACATTTTAATGGCACGGCGTTGCTGCTGTGGAACAGCCTCGTCTGGTCTAAATGCATAATAATCGCTAGGATTAAAGCCGGGACGAACAGAACGATTTGGCTCAATATCTATAAAATTTCTATAGTGTGTGCCTTGAGCTTTTGGCAAACCAGCATATGATTCGATATTATCAGAAAACTGTGCAAAAGCCTCTGTTTTGCTGGGTAAATCGTTATCGTTCCAAGTTATCATTTCTTCGTTGCTCATGGTTTTCCTATAGTTGGATTGTTAATTGGATTACCTATTTACTAATACACATCTTTCATTTGATCAGCAAACCAGCTTGGCCCATTGTATAACTTTTCATTATCATAAGATTTTTTATCATCTCCACTCCTGCCAGTTGCAAAGCCGCCATAAAAATTGTATGCTTCTTGAGTTGGAGTTCTTTGTAATACTCTAGCTGCCATGTTTGCCATCAATAATGCAGAATATCGGTCCTTTCTCATCTTGCTCTTTTTACCAGTTCCAACAATAACTTCTGGAGTATCCCATCTATCCCTACCATTAGCGGTCTGTGTCATTTGGATCATAGATAATTCATCTTTTAATTCTTCAATATCCATAACGCACTCTTCTAATGTGTCGAACATTCTGTGTTTTAATGAATCTTCTGATGATGATAGTCCTAGACTAATAGAATCAAAGAATGGAAATAATAATACTTTGTCTTCAAAATCTTTTCTCATACCATGATTAGACTCTGATAACCATTCATATTTAGCAAACTGGCAAGGCTCTATAATATGTAATCCTCTCTCGCCATCAGTATCTTTTGGTTTTTCATCATCTATAACGGGCCAGATTGGGAGTTCGCCTTCTTTTATTTTATCTTGATCATGTAGTGATTCTATAATAGCAATACCGCCGCCCTGTGCGTCAATAGAAATATGTATGCATGGGAATAATAACATAAGATCTCTAATCTTTCTGGCGCAATATGAATAGAAATCTGTTTCTGACGAGTAGCCCTTTTTAACTTTTTCTTTGTGTTCAGATCTAGTTGTTGTCCAGCAATGAACTATTCTTCTGTGGTCTGGATTTACTTCTATAACAACGATGCTAAAATTATCTACTTCAGAAGCGGGGTCAACGCCGAAGATATATCTCTTGTTTGGATCTCCCATTAAAGTTGCTTCAAAATGTATGGGGCGACCTTGAGAATCCTTTACTTCGTTATTTTGAGATATTACACATGACTCTATTAAAGATCTTTTAAAGAACCCTTGACTATCTCTAGTAAAACATGCACCATATTCCATTTGATAAATACCAGTATGCACAGTGGCTTTTGATCTAGCAACTTGGTCAGCATCCATAAAGCCTTTCGGAAGTAATTCATATGGCATACGAATGATTGAATATTGTGTCCAATCAAAGTCTTCTGGATAATCTTCGCCACCAAATACTTCTCTTAATTTTGCTGGATTGCCTTTGCTCTTTATTATCGCTTTCCATTTTTTCCAGTATGTTGCGAAGTGATTAAAATCATAATAAGCTGTTCCAGATATAATAATCTGATTATCTTTCTTTTCACCATTGGCATCTTGAGACACTTCTTCTATTTCAATTCCTAACTCTGCTGCTTTTTTTCTAGCAGCCAGACGTTTAACATTCTGTACTGGATCTGCACTAACTGCGGCGAAACCAGCAACAACATTTTCAAAAATATCTCTAGGAATAGAAGCAAACTCATCAGCGATAATATCATTAGCTCTTTGACCTCTTATTTTTTGACCATCACCAAGTGGTAAACAGGTAATTGTGCTATCATTTATTCTCATAACACACCTATCAGTATCTCTCCTTGGCCCGCTATCTCCATCGCACATATCTCTTAACATTGGAGAATTGCGCCATATAGTTTCCATGTATTCAAATAAAACTTTTGACTGTCTAAATGCTGCGCCAACAACTACTATCTTTCTTTTTGGCAACATAATTGCGCGAAGTATTGAGTATAAAGACAGTTTGAATGATTTACCCAGACCTCGACTTCCTATGAGCATTGGAAATTTTCTATTCCATAACTCATTAAGAATTAAAGACTGAGATGGTAATAGCTGAATATTTAAGATATGATGACAAAAGAAGGAAAGGTATTCTGGCCTACTCATTAACCATGCTAGACGAATATTAAAATCATCATGTGCTGGACTAGCAAACATCATAGGATTAAAAACATCTGCATCAACAGTGTCTAAGCCAAGCCAAGCTTCTTCTATGTGTTTTAAATT